TTCCGGGTTGAGGGCATCAAGATCATCTACAATCAGCTATGACGGACGGGGAGAAGACCATACTCGAGGCGATAACGGAAATCAGCCGCTTCAAGGCCCTCATAGGCCGCGTACCGAGCTACGCCCTCCTGCGGGAGGTCAAGGCCCGTGCCGGGGACCTGAAGGGCCTTCACGCCGAGGATATCGTCACCTCCCTCGCCCGGCAGGGCTGCATACGCACCGGGGTCACCCTCAATGACCGCTGGTGCGAGCTCATCAACCCATTCAATCACACAGACACAATGAACGAATTTGAGAAAGTCATAAAGGCGTACCTCGACGGCAAGGCCAAGGAGGACGCCGACTTCAAGGCGAAATACGAGGCCGCGCTGTCCGCGCCCGAGGAGAAGGGCACCAAGAAAAAGGACATCAGGGCCTGCTGCAACTACATCATAGCCGAGGTCCGGAAGACCGGGCGCCAGGGCTTCAACGATGAGGAAATCTTCGGGATGGCCCTGCACTTCTACGACGAAAGCGACATCAAGGCCCCGGACGGCGACCAGCAGAAGGGCGTGAAGGTCGTGGTGAACAAGAAGATCGAGCTGACGGAGGCCGACAAGAAGCGCATCGAGGAGGAGGCCCGGAAGAAGGTCGAGGATGAGGAGAGGGCCAAGGCCGAGAAGAAGATCCGCGACGAAAAGGAACGGGAGCGCAAGAAGGAGGAGGAGAAGCGCAAGCGCGAAGAGGAGAAGGCCCGCAAGGCCAAGGAGGCGGCAGAGGCCAAGCGCAAGGAGCAGGAGGCCCAGGGCTTCGGCTTCCTCTTCGGGGATGAGGATTTCAAATAGGCGGGCTATGGCAAGGAAACATCAAGAAAGGGAGCCCTCCGACCTCCGGCTTGACTACGACTACCTCAAGCAGCTGGCCGTTGAGAACCGCGACACACACGAGCCCGGTCGCCGGGAGTATGTTATGGCCGCCCTCCGGGAGCGGGGTTTCAGCCCCGTCTGGAACGAGGAGAAGAAGGCCGTTATGTTTGACTACAAGGGCAACACCATAACCGTCTGGCCTTACAAGGGCTTCTTCTCCGGGAAAGGCGTGAAGGACGGACGGGGTGTGCGCAAACTCCTAAACCAGCTCGACCGATGAAACCCCGGAACAAAGCACAGAGAGAAATCTGCGAGCGCTTCGCCCGCAAGGGGCTGACGGAATCCACCGTGGTACCGGAGGCGCTCAAGCGCTGGGCCCGGCGCTCCCTGATCCGTCCCGTGGCCATGGACTCCGGGCGGCAGGCCTGGTGCACGGAGTGCGGCGGCACCTTCCCCTTCGACCTCACCAAGGGGAAGAAGGCCCGGAAGTACGTGACCTGCCCGCACTGCGGCAAGCGCCTCCTCGTGGAAGCCGGACGGAAGAAGCACTACTACAAGAGCGCCTACTTCCAGCAGCTGGACACTGACGGCGACCTCCAGATCATACGGATGTTCGAGTGGTGGTACAGCGCCCGCAAGGGTGAGGCTGTGAGTGTCGGCTACAAGCACTGCTACGATCTCTGGCTGGAAGAGGGATTCCGCCGACGCTGGCGCTTCAGCGTCCCGATGAAGATGTTCTACTACCGGTTCGACGACCCCTTCGGCTGGGGCACGCTGGAGCTCAAGAGCGACAACGCCTACTATCGGGGCGACCCGGCACGGGGCTGGTATATCTCCGGGGTCTATCCCCGCCGGAAGGTGCAGCCGTGGCTGGAGAAGTACGATATCCGCCCGCCCTACACCGGGACGGACATCTACGAGACCGTGCTGGGCCTGATGAGCGACGTGAAGGATGAGACCATCTGGAAGCTGCGCCGGTGGAACCCGGAGCTGTGCACATACTACTTCCGGCACGGCTATAACACCGAGCGCTGGTACCGGCAGGTCTGCCTCGCGCACAAGCACAACTACAAGCCCAGCGACCCCGCCATGTGGTTCGACCACCTGCAGCTGCTTTCCTCCGAGCGCCGGGACACCCATAACCCGAAGCTCATCTTCCCGGCCAACCTCGAGGCGGAGCACCAGCGCCTGGTGGAGCGCGTCGAGCGCAGGCGCCAGGAAGAGGAGCGTCGCAGGGCCGAGCAGGAGAAAATCAGGGAGGAGAAGCAGCGCCTCGAGCGCGAGAACGCCGACAGCAAGACCAACAAGAAGTACCGGGCCCGCTATGGCGAAGCCCTGGGCGTGGTGGTCTGCAAGGGAGATATCGAGATCAAGCCCCTCCAGAACGTGCAGGACTTCTTCGAGCAGGGTAAGGAGCTCCACCAATGCGTCTATGGCGCACGCTACTACGAGCGCGAGGACATCATCTGCCTCTGCGTGAAGATTGCAGGCGTGAGGACGGAGACGGTCGAGCTCTTCCTGAAGGACGGCCACATCGGCCAATGCCGGGGAACCCACAACCAGAACAGCCCCCGCCACGATGAGATACTCCAGCTGGCGCAGGGCTCCGTCAAGAAATTCACAAGCGCCGTCCGGCGACACCGTAAAACCCAATCACAAGCAGTATGAAACCCGAAAAGATCATCGAGCTCACGGAGCTCATGCTTCAGGCCCAGGAGCGCTACTTCAAGTCCGGGAAGAACCCCGCAGCGCTCACCAAGGCGAGGACCCTTGAAACCCGCGTCCGCAAGGCTATCAAGGCCGCGAAGGAGGCCAGCCCGGCCCTCTTCGTGACCGACCCCGCCGAGGCGGATATCCCCGGCACCATCGAGACGCCCCAGGGCAGCGACCAGCCTATCCTCCGCTTCACTCCGGCGATGCCGGCGGTCGTCGAGGAGCTACGGCGCATCCAGACCAGCCGCGTCACGGCTGTCCGTATCATCATAAGACCGGAGGAATAGACCATGGCCGACCGCGTCTTCACATTCGGGAAATACAAGGGCGAGCGGGTGCTTGACGTCATCCAGCGCGACCCGGAGTACGTCGTGTGGGCTGTCCGGAACACCGGTTTCTTCCAGCTGGAGGGAGAGGAGTTCCTGCGGCTCAGCGGCGCACTCTACGAGCGCCAGCACCGCCAGGATGCCCAGCCGGAAGACCCCGGCGATTGGAGCCTCAAGGTAGATATGCAGGAGTATTTCGAGCCCGTGCCCGACTACGGCGACGTCACGCCCGAAGAGTTGGAGGCCTACGACAGAAGCTTTGACCAGATATGAGCAAGAAAGCTATACTGACGCTCAGCAAGCGTTTTATGAAAGACCACCCGAGGGCCGGGGAGCCGACGGGCTTCCGAGACAAGGTCCTCTCCGGGGAGAAGATTCACACCTGCCGCCTCCATACCGGGCCGGGATGGTGGGAAGGCATCATCGAGAACCTCCGGCGCCAGGGCGGGGAGCTGCACCTTCGGCAGTGGACGGGGAAACCCTACGCCAGCCCGCAGGAAACGCTCAAAATCCTCCCGGCTGCCGCCGTCCATACCCAGCTGCTAACCCTCTCCGTCCGGCACATCCCGGAGCGCGGAGCCATAGCCTACGGCGCCAGCGTCGAAGGGCGGCAGGTTCCCTTGGAGCTGCTCGCCAAGAACGACGGCCTGACCTTCCAAGACTATATCGACTGGTTCCGGCCGCTCCTCGACCGGGTAACCGATCCGAAGACCGGGTGCGGAGAGGTCACCCTGACCATCATCCACTTCACAGAATTCACTTATTAACACACTTATCAACAACCCATTAAACACATCTACATCATGCAAAAATTCTCATTCAGCGAAGCCCTCCAGCTTATGAAGCAGGGCAAGGCTATGGCCCGCCAGGGCTGGCGAAACAGCGACGGTCAGTTAGAGACCTGCGTCGTATTGAACGGCGGCGACTTCCAGACCATTCACCGGGAGACGGATTACGGCTGGACGCCCAGCGCCGAGGAAATGCTGGCCGACGATTGGGAGCCGGTTATCGTCAGCGAAGAAGCTCCGGCCATCCCGGAAGATCAGGCACAGCATAAGCCCGGCTTCCTCGCCCCGCAGGTAATGAAGGACGGCGTTTACCTGGTGACGAAGGATAACCGCCTCATCCCCTATGGCAATCCCGCTGACTACACGGGCCGCAAGTTCGTGGGCGTGGCGCTGAAGGTCGGGGACATGGCCATAAGGCTGGCTATGAAAGATCAGGTGGACGTCACCCTCACGAACAAGAAGGACGACGGGCAGACCGGCTCCCCCTACTACTGCGACGATTGGGATCAGGCCCGCACCGTACGACCGAACGGCAAGGCCGACACCGAGCACATCAAGGCCGTCGGTACCGATATCGAGCTCGCCCCCGATGAGTACATCCCCTCCCTCTTCGAGCTCTACCAGATTTTCATCTGGAAGGCTATCCTCAACGCCGCCCTCGAGTTTATCGGCGGAGACCCGCTCGAGGATGAGGTCTATTGGTCCAGCGCCGAGTCCTCCTCGACGTACGCGTGGGGTCTGGGCTTCTACGGCGGCATTCAGAACAGCAGCACCAAGGCATCGAGCAGGTATCGGGTGCGGCCAGTTTCAGCATTATAGTTTTCGGTCTTTGATTTTTGTTTTTTTGATTATGATTATCCTTTGCATCCCCAAGATCACCAACGCGCTGTGGGTGGCCATCAAATTCCTCTGGGCCGTGTGCGGCTCCATCATCACGATTGTCCTTGTGTCCGTCATCCTGGTCGAATTGATCAAGATGTGCTGGGCCCACATTGTAACTATGTGGAAGAAGATATGGCGAAAGCAGGAAAGGCAGTAATGACGGCAGCGGAGTACCGCGAGCTTTGCCGGAAAGGGGCTTCACGGGGCGCTACGGCGACCGCGAGGCCCCGGCCCGACAAACCGGCCGTCCGGAAGGCGAAAGCCCCGTCACGGGGCCCGAAAGGGCCGCAGCGCGACATCTTCACCGAGACCTGCCTGAAGCAGCTCGGTATCGAGGTGGTGAAGGAATACCAATTCCACCCGACGCGGAAGTGGCGCTTTGACTACGCGGTCCCCTTCAGGAAGGTGGCGATCGAGGTCGAGGGCGGCGCGTGGACGGGAGGCCGGCACAACCGGGCCCAGGGATTCATCGCCGACATGGAGAAGTACAACACCGCCGCCCTCTTCGGCTGGCGCGTGCTGCGCGTCACCCCGGACCAGCTGCTCACCAGCTCAACCCTCGAGCTGCTCCGCGCCGCTGTCTCCTGATTTCGCGCACCGCAGGGTGTTTGTATTACAATCATTTTACTAACTTTGCAAACGCATAGCAACTGAAACGAGGAGTGGGAAATAGCTCTTTACATATAGGGCTGAAATCCACAAAAGCAAGCACAGCCCGGGATAACGGGGGCTCCACCCACAACCCTCACCCCGTTTCCTTAAACCTGGCAACTCTAAAACACAGATACAATGGCAACGAAGAAAATCAACTACAACGGGCTTCCTGAATGGCTGCAGGGCTTCGCTCTCTATGAGCTGGAGTGGAACGGCATCAGGGCCTTCGTCGGAACGCTCCCCGTCTCACGGCTCCAGCTGAACGAGGGACAGATCGAAGGGCTCCCCCGCAACCCCCGCGAGTGGACGCGCGACGACCTCGATAACCTCAAGGCCTCCATCGAGGAGACCCCGGAGCTGTACGTCGGCCGTGGCGTCCTCGTGACACCCCACCCCACCGAGGAGGCCGGCGTCGCCCTCGGCGGCAATATGCGCCTGAAGGCTTCTCAGGAACTCGGCTATGAGGCCGTCCCAGTCGTGATCTACCCCGAGGACACGCCCATGGAGAAGAAGCTGGAAATCGTCATCAAGGACAATAACACCTGGGGCCGCTACGATTGGGATGAGATAGCGAACAATCCCGTCTGGCAGGGCCTCCCGCTCGTGAAATGGAACACCCCCGTCTGGAACGTCCCGAGCGCGGGCGGCACCTCCGGCGGTTCATCCGGCGGCGGCTCCGGCTCCGAGACCGGGAGCACCACCAGCCAGCGCCTCCTCCTGCAGTTCAACAACAAGAAGATACAGATGACCGAGGAGGAGTTCGAGGCGCTCTGCGCCCGCTACGATGAGCACGTGGCCAAGACCGGGGCACACTTCGGCTTCGTGGCCAGCCTCCTCGGCCTCGATGCGCCGGCCGATCAGGAGCAAAGCGATGGAGGGCCCGGCGATGAGTGACGGCCTCCGTATGAAAACCGTCCGCATAGCGGATATCCGGGGAGCGGAGTACAACCCCCGCTTCCTCTCCGATGAGAGCTTCCAGATGCTTCGCCAGAGCATCCGGGAGCTCGGCATTATCAAGCCCATCCTCGTGCGCGAGGAGAACCACGTCATAATAGCCGGGCACCAGCGCACCAAGGCGATGAGCGCCGAGGGTATCACCGAGACACCGGCCTACGTCCTCCGCAACCTCAATTACGCGGATGAGGTGCGCTTCAACCAGCTGCACAACGCCTGCGAGGTGGAAGTGTCGCCCAAGGCCCCGAAAATGAGGCTGGCGGGTCCGCTGACCCCCGGAGAGTTCCGGAGGGTGGCCAACCGCGATATCATCATCGAGGAGCTCGGGGACATGAACGCGATGTGCAACATCCTGGCGAAGCTGCTCATCAAGTACGGGGACTTCGGCTGCCCGATCTGCACCCCGGACGGCCGTGTCCGGATCAGCGCCGCCTATGCCTGGGCCGCGAAGGTCACCGGCCACGATATCGACGCGCTCTGCCTCGATGAGCGCAGCATGGCCAGGGCCGTCAATTACCTCTCTCGGCAGTACGGTGTCTTCTCCTACGATATGCTCGAGAAGAAAACCTACCAGCAGCGCTACGCCCAGAAGAAGCGCCTCCGCGACGGCCGCAAGGGCGAGGCCAACTCCAACCGAAGCTTCCTCTACGAGAAGTATGCCCTCCCCTTCATCCATGCCCTCCCCAAGACTACGCGGATCCTCGACTTCGGAGCTGGCCAGAAGGACTACGCCTTCCGCCTGATGCGGGAGGGCTACGACGTCATAGCCGTGGAACCCTACTACCAGCGGCCCGGAAGCAACGACATCGACGTGGCGGGCAACATCGGGGACTTCAAGCGAGTGGCCGCCGCCATCGAGCGCCGAGGCCTCTTCGACGTGGTCGTCTGTGACAGCGTCCTCAACAGCGTCGATAGCAAAGAGGCCGAGCAGGCCGTGATCCATTCCGTCATCGGCCTCTGCAGGCCTGGCGGGATGGTCTTTATCTCCGGCCGTTCCTTCGAGAAGGAGGGCAAGCGCATCGCTACGAAGGTGGTCCGCGTGGAGGACAGCCTGGTGAAATTCTACGATAAGGATAACTTCTCCGGCATCTTCCGCAACGGCGAGTGGTTCTACCAGAAGTTCCACACCGACGCCGATATCCGCGCCATAGCGGCCCTGATATCCCGGAAGCCCGCCATCCACTACAACGCCCAGGCCTTCCAGATTGTGGCCTGCCGCGACCAGCATATAGACGAAGAGAAAATCATCGAGGGGCTCCGCTTCGAGTGGAACCTGCCCCTCCCCAACGGAAGACGATATGGACTTGCAGACACCATCGAGAAGAGTTACCGTGCCCGGCGTGCCGACGATTAGCCTCTTCACCACCGTCGAGGACTTCAAGTACCTCTGGATGAAGTACGTCGTGGGCTTTGATCTGTCCGTGCACTGCGCCCGCTGTCTGGAGGGGACGTACAGCAACCGGATTCACCCGCACTACGCCCGCTTCACCGGCATCCGTCTCAACGAGGCCCCGGCGCAGTACTTCTACCTCTGCGGCGTCACCCAGAGGCCCTACCGCTGGAAAGACAACCTTCATCTGGCGTTCATCTACAAGCCCGGCTCCGTGATCCAATACGATGACGGCCGCACGGGCATAGTAATCGAGGACGCCGAGCGCATCGAGATCAAGAAGCTCTTGCGCTACGACCTCGAGCCCCACGGCCGGGAATCGGCCTACTTCACCTGCAGGAATTGGCGCTTCGCCTACCAGATAGTCCACGCCGACCAGATAGGCTCCGTCCCGATAGTCCCGTAGTAGTACAACCGCAGTCGCACCCCTCCCCGAACACGGGAGGGGATGTGTCGCTTCAGGAGAACACACGTAACACGCTGAACAATGGCAAAATACTCTCCAGAACTTCTCGAGAAGATTGTCCAATGGGTTGAGACCAACGGCCTCTACCCGCAGCGGTGCGGCGCAACGGTCAAACAGCTGTGCGAGCAGTTCGGCATCAGCTGGGATTCATACAAGGCCTGGTCAAAAAAACCCGATTTCTCGGATGCTATAAAACGCGCGAATGAGAAATTCGCCGCCCAGACCCTTGTCGAGGTGACGAACGCCCTGAAGAAGAAGGCCCTGGGGCACACGCAGGTCGTGGAGCGCCAGGAGGCCGGCGTTACCAAGGTGATAGACTACGACCCGCAGACCGGGAAGAAGTTGCGGGAGTACTACACGGAAGAGCTCCGGACGGTCAAGGCTGTCCGCGAGACGCTCTACTTCCCGCCGGACACCCCGGCATTGATATTCATGGCCACGAATCTGGACGCAAACAACTGGGTGAATACCGCAAGGGGTGGAGAGCGTTCAGCGCCGCCCACGGAGCCGCCACGCCCGCTGACGGCGAAGGAGCTCAAGGCCTTCCGTGGCAAATTGGAGGAGGAATACTGATATGGCGACCGACCTCGACGCGATAAGGGCGTGGACGGATGAATCCACCCTCAATTTCACCCGGTATATGTTCAAGAATAAGAACAATCGCCGGTACGTCATTGGTGACCACCACCGCATCATCGCGGCAGCCATCGACCGCATCATCGCCGGAGACCCACTTTACCGCTACACGATGATAAATGTCCCGCCGCGATACGGCAAGACCGAGCTCATCAAGTCCCTGGTGGAGAAGGGGCTCTCCGTAAACCCGCAGTCCCTCTTCCTCCACGTCTCCTATTCGGCTGATCTCGTGATTGACAACAGCCGTGAAATCCTCGAGACCGTCAAGAGCGACTACTACCGGCGGCTCTACCCCGAGGTGGTAGTCTTCGACCGGGGCACGAAGAAATGGAAGACCACCGCCGGGGGCGGGCTCTATGCCGTGGCCTCCGGCGGCCAGGTCACCGGCTTCGGCGCTGGCCAGGTGAACGATGTCGATGACCCGGACCTCATCGACTTCGACGAAGCGGCGAAGCTCCTCCCGGAGGAGACCGGCTACCACTTCTCCGGCGCCATCCTCGTGGATGACCCGCTGAAGCCCGAGGATGCCGTCTCGGATGTCATGCGCGAGAGGGTCAATGCCCGCTATGAGAGCACTATCCGCTCCCGCGCCAACTCCCGCTTCACCCCGATAGTCATCATCATGCAGAGGCTCCATGAGCGCGATCTGTGCGGCTATCTGCTGAAGACCGAGGGCCGCATCGAGGAAGGTGGGAAATGGAAGGTCATCTGCCTGCCAGCCCTCACCGTCGGCCCGGACGGCAAGGAACGCCCGCTCTGGAGCTTCAAGCACAGCGTGGCCGAGCTCCACCACCTGCAGGAGGTCGAGCCCTACGTCTTTGACACGCAGTATCAGCAGAACGCCCGCCCGCTGCAGGGCCTGATGTACTCCATGGGCTTCAAGGAGTACGATACCCTCCCGGTCGGCAACTATGTGATAAAGAACTACACCGACACCGCCGACAAGGGCACGGACTTCCTCGCCTCCGGGTGCTATGCGGAATTCGAGAACGGGGACTGCTATATGCTGGACGTCCTCTACACGGACAAGGCTATGGAGTACACCGAGCCGGAGACCGCCCGGATGCTCACCAGGAATAACGTCGGCTCGGCCACCATCGAGAGCAACAACGGTGGCCGGGGCTTCCGGCGAAACGTCGAGGCCCTCTGTCGCCAGCTGAAGAACACCCGCACCTTCTTCATCGACCTTGACCAGACGGCCAACAAGGAGGTGCGCATCTTCGGCAAGAGCGCCGAAGTGCAGAACACGATCTATATGCCCCGTGGCTGGAACGCCCGGTGGCCACTCTTCTACAATGCCGTGACCTCCTTCCGGCGCGAGGGGCACAACGCCCACGATGACGCCCCGGATATGCTCACGGGTATTTGCGAGACGAAGGGCTCGCAGTTTAAGAGTAAATGGAGCAAAACTTAAAACCGATATCGCTATGACACTGATTGACAGAATCAAAAGCATTTGCCAGACGGCCATCCCGGCCTACGCCTTCGAGTACGAGACCTCGAAGATGATGAACGTCCGGGCCGACGACCGCACCTATCCGATGGTCTTCCTCGAGGAGTTCCCCTCCCAGGACGGCCGCTACATCCTCCACTATGGCCGGAAGAAGGCCGTGGTGGTGGAGCTCTCCTTCATGCGGCTCTGTGACCGCGAGAACTTCCAAGGCGACGCCATCGACCGCGAGCGCATCCGTGAACAGATCGAGGAGGAGGCCGTGCTGCCCTTCATCGAGGCTTTCAACGCCAGCGGCCAATTCGAGCCCGTGGAGGAGTTCAGGGTCACCCCGGAGCCCCCGCGCTTCGACGCGGCCGCCGTATCAGTACTGCTCATCTTTGAGGCCAAATACAAGCTGTGCTGACGCTATGGTACGGATAGGGAAATACGTCATCGGACGGCTGGACGTCGCGGGCGGTGTGTTCACCTACGGGCAGCGCATCGCCCTTGGGGATATCTTCCGGAACGACAGCTTGAGCGCCTACGCCAAGATGAAGGCAGCGTTCATCGAGCTGTACGGCTGGTCTCCCCGCCTTCTTCCCGTGGGGGTCCGCTATCGGGCCCTCAAGCGCACGATGCTCGACTTCAAGGGCTGGCTCGACAAGGAACAGCAGCTGCTGACCCATGACCCCGAGCCCGACCAGATTCAGGCCGGCATCAAAGACCTTATCGCCCACGTCGGAGACATGGGGACTATCAAGGCTATCGCCAAGACCTACGGGCTCGACCCGGACGTGGTGGTGCAGTGGCCATACTCCAAAGTGTTCGGCATCCTCTACACCGACCTCGAGGAGTACAAGTACGAGAAACGCTATAACCAGGTGATAGATGCAAAATATCGAAAGCATACTCGCAGATGAGCTGGCCCTGCTGATAACCGATATCACGCAGCGCCATATAGCCGCCGGGCAGCGTGTCACCGGGCGCACGATCTCGACCCTCGAGAGCGAGGTGCACGCCGCCGGGGATGCCGTGGTGGGCTACCTCTCCGGTGCTCCCTACTTCGGTGTCCTCGACAAGGGCTCCGGCCCCTTCCGGAAGAAGGGCTCCGATCAGGAGCGGAAGCAGTTCATCGACAGCCTGGCCGAGTGGTGCCGGGCGCGTGGATTCCCAGATACCGGCCTTTCCCCGGAGCAGTACATCGCCGCAGCAAAGCGCCTGAAGTGGTACATCGGCAAGTACGGCTCCAAGACGTACCGCGACAAGTCCCGGCAGGACAAGGTCATCACGCCAGCCGTAGCGGCCTTCCAGACCCGCGTCGGGGCCCGCGTCTCCTCTCTTCTTGAAACCCAGATTCGCAACAAATTCTTCAAACTGCAATAGCTATGGCAACAACCCCTTCCTGGCAGACCCCTCCTGCCATTCACTGCGCCCACAACCCGGCGCTCTTCATCGCCAACCTCAATAACCAAGATATCGAGACGGTGACGCTGAAGATACAGAACCTCTTCGATGGAGGCCCCGTGCAGACCCTTAAAGCCGAGAGCTACGAGGGCGTCGCCCGCTTCGATGTGTCCTCCATCCTCCGTGCGGCCTTCAGCCGGGCCATCGGCTCGACCTCCGGCTATGACCGTTCCCTCTCCGTCCGCTACCAGGCGCTCGATGAGAATAACAATGCGATAGGCTCTTTCCTGGGCCTCAATGCCGTCGCGCAGGTAGGTGAGCCTTCCGATATGACTTCGTGGGCTGGGCGGGCTTTGACGCGCTTTCCGCGCCTCTTTTACTACGCGGGCTACGAGCTCTCGGTGGCCATCTGCGGCAGCAGCGGTACCACCCGCCAGGCATACGGGGGCTCCGGCTCCATAGGAGGCTTCACGCCCGTGGCCAGCTGCGTACCGGAGAGCCCCTTCTACGTCCGCTGGATCAATCAGGTCGGCGGGGTCGATTACTATATGTTCTCGCGCCGCCAGGAGTACGAGCAGACCGTGAAGCAGGTGAGCTCCTACGAGGTCGTGGTGGACAATATCGCTGGCGCCAGGGCCAACAGCAGGGCCTATGCGCTGAATGTTGAGAACCGCGTCACCGTGGGAGCCGACGGCATCCCTGGCGATATCTACAAGGCGCTGCGCCTGCTGCCATTCTCCCCGGTGATTGAGTGGTGGAACGAGGAGCTCTCCAAGTGGATAGCCCTCACCCCGTCAAAGTTCACCGGCAAGCGCCGCACCAGCGACAGCACCCACGCCATCGAGGTCTCCTTCGACCTCCCCCGTCTTAACCTCCAATACTGACAACTATGGCAGAGCAAATCTACATCAACGGAGTGCTGATGGATCAGGCCGAGGGGAAGGCCGCGCAGCTGGTGTACCAGAGCCCCTTCTTCACCGACCTCGACAACATCGTGTCGAACCGCACTAACTCCGTGGACTTCCCCGCCACGCCTGGCAACCTCAAGGCAATCGAAATGGCCCAGCTCCCGACCGGGACTTCCCTCTTCGGGTTCAGGCGCCACCGGGCCTCCTACTACCGGGACGGAGTGCAGATATTCGTCGGCTACGGCACCCTTCTCTCCATCACGCCCTCGACACTGCGTTTCTCCTTCGTGTGGGGAAACGCCTCGGTTTTCCAGACCCTCTTCGACAACAAGCTCCAGACGCTCCAAGGGGACAGCGACTATATCATCTGGGACGAAACCAACGTGGCCAACAGCTCCCGTTTCTGCTCCAAGGTGAGCTACGGGTACGCCGCGCCCCTGGGGCACCCGTATCTGCCCGTGAGCGAGATTATGGCGAAGATTCAGGCGCGGGACGGCATCACCATCGACAACGCCTCGATATTCAATGACTACGTCATCCCCATCCTCGGGCGCAAGGCGGATGAGGTGGCGCTGGACTACCAGGTATTCAAGATAACCACCGGGAGCCTGCTGATCAAGCCCAGCGGCAACTTTGCCATGGGTTACGCCTTCCTGCGCCCGGCGGAGCACATGGATAGGGACCTCGCGGGTCTATACGACCGTGAGAAGGATAACGGCATCTACAACATAGACGGCATCGACAAGATCGTCTTCTCCCTGAAGGCGGGCTTCCAGATTCGGACGGTGGGCTGCTACCAGAGCAGCTACACGCTCTTCCGCATCATCGCCGTGGATGAGGACGCCAATATGTCCAACCCCAACAACCGCTACCTGCAGGATATCCGCCTCGAGAACGTCTATTCCTTCACTCCGGACGCCCAGACCTACGACACGAAGATAGATATCTGGGAGCTCCAGCAGGATGTCACGTATGAGCTGGACGTCACGGACTACAAGTACCTGGTGCTCCTCGCGGCCTACAATGGCCAGCAGGGCTATATCCAGACTATGCGCGAGCTCAAGATGGACTACGACAACGGTGACCTGGTGATCCCCGGCGGCAAATTCCCCCTCTATTACAACCTCCCGGATTGGACGGAGAGCCAGCTGCTGAAGAACCTGATGAAGCTGGAGGGGGTCTTTGCGGTGTGCCCAGACAGCCGGACCATTCATTTCGTCCGCGTCGATACGCTGTACGAGAACCGGAGCCGGGCCCTCGATTGGACTTCCCGGATGATGCTCACCGGCGGGCTTCCCTCGGAGAAGGGCACGTCGCTCTCCGGCTTTTCGCAGGTCAATCACTGCAAGTATGCCGAGGTGGACAGCGTGGTCAAAAACTGCGACGCTGATATCCTGGTAGATAACGAGACCCTCGACAAGGAGCAAGACCTTGTGACGCTGGACTTCGCCGCCGCCCCCGGCAACTATATCGAGCTATACACGGTCGATGGAGGATCCATCACCGACGCGCAGTTTACCTCGGAGACGCAGGTGGACTTGTATTCGGAGGACCTCGAGGATAGCCTGCAGTTCGATGAGAGTGCCACGCCGAGGGTGCTGAAGTACACCGGCCAGACGGAGCCTACCCAGGCGGGCGGTACGCGCCCCGTGGTGGGCTTTGACGGTCTGGAGTGGTCCAGCGTTCTCTCCCGTAAATACGCCCTCTACGCGGCCCTTGTGCGGCACCCTATGGTAATCAAGGCCAGCGTGCTCATCGACCCGGCGGAGCTGTCCGCCCTCGATCTGTCCGTTCCGGTGTATAACTACAACCTCGGGCACTTCTACGCGATACTCAAGCTCACGACGAAGAGCGCCCGCGTGGCGGACGTGGAGCTGCTGCAGCTGTCAGGGGATGCAGATTAGAGAACCGGGGGAACCGGCGGGAAGTGGGTCGGGTCGTTGTCGGCGTTTACGTCCTTGGATTTGACCAGCAGGCCCGAGATCAGGACAAACACCCCGAAGAGAATGAAGACCCATTTGGCTACCAACACTATGAACTCCGCTGTGAACATATCCCGTTGTGTTTCTGCGGCTAATTTATAAAACCCAGCATTAAAATCCAAGTTTTAATTAAAATTTTTACACGAATATGGCGGACAAGAAAGTCTTGCTCGAAGTCGAGCTCAATATGACGGACGCCCTCAAGGAGATGGCGGCCTATGAAATCAAGATTGACGAAATCACCGCCCGTGAGAAGGAGCTGCGCGAGGAGCTGAAGACCAACAGCCGCCAGACGGATGAGGAGCGCAGGCGCTATGTCGAGCTCAAGCAGCAGCTCTCACTTCTCAACGAGGAGAAGAAGGCCTACCGGAAAGAGATAGCCGAGGTCTCCCGCGGGGTGCAGAACCAGATTATCTCCGAGAACAAGTACAAGGACACCCTGAAGGGGCTGTGTGCCCAGCTCTCCAAGGCGAAGGATGAGCTGCGCTCCATGAAGGTCACCGACCCCGGCTTCGAGGCAAAGACAAAGGAGGTCGAGGCGCTGAACTCCAAGGTGAAGGAAATGGAGGAGGCCTACGGGGTCTATATCAGGAACGTCGGCAACTATGAGGGTGCGCTGAAGAGCCTGAAGGATGAGATCAGGGCGCACACCGACGCGCTCGTGGCGTTGAAGCTCCAAGGGGATGAGAACAGCGAGGCCTACCGGCAGCACGTCGAGGAGCTGGCCCGGTTGAAGGACGCCCAGGCCGATATCAACCAGCAGGTAAACGCCTCCGCTTCGGACACCCGGAGCCTCGACACCCTCTCCAACTCCCTGACCACGCTGACCGCCGGCTTCGCCGCCTATCAGTCAATCGTGGGCCTCTCTACAAAGGAGAGCGAGGAGTATAAGCGGATAGTCAAGAATATGCAGGCGGCCACCGTCGCCCTTCAGGCGGCCATACAGCTGCAGAACGCCGCCCAGAAGCAGAGCAACATTTACCAGGCGGCCTCGAATGTACTCCGGAAGGTAGGTATCGACCAGACCGTCCGGGCCACAAAGGCCGAGGCGGCGCACGTCGCCATGCAGAAGGCCGAGACTACCGGCGCGAAGGCGGCCGCTGCCGCTCAATGGCTCTGGAACGCTGCGCTGGCCGCGAACCCGGTCTATCTCCTTCTGGCCGCCCTCGCCCTCCTGGTGGCTGGGGTGGTCCTGGTGACGAAGGCCATAGGCGGTTCACAGAGCGCCATGGATAAAGCGAAGAAGAGCAGCGAGGAGTATGAGCGCCAGACCCGCAAGACCGACCAGGCCATCACCAAAATCAACGCGAACTTCATCTACCAGCAGACCACCATCGTGCTGGCGTATGACAAGGAGATAGCCGCGATGATCAAGTCCGGCGCCACCGCCGAGGAGATTGCCCGGAAGAAGGAGCAGATGTCGGCCGAGCTGGCCAATGCCGAGCTGGCCAACTCCGAGGAGCGCATCAAGGCCGAGAACGAGGCGATGAAGAACGCCCTGGCCGACTATAAGGCACAGATGGAGGCGCTCAATGAGCTCATACGTCGCAAGGGTGCCGACGCGAAGGCCACCAAGGAGCAAGAGAAGGCCGCAGAGGAGGCGTATAAGAACTACGTGGCAGCGACCAATACCTACAACCAATCCCTGCAGGCTCAA